CTGCGCCTGATTGTAGGAGCGAACCTTGACACTCGATGTGCCACTTATCGTTACAGCAGCCGCAGAAAGATCAAGCGAAGTGGCGGAAACGACGTTATTATCAAGGATGAGCTGGCTACCAGACCCAAAGGTCAAAGTGCGACTACCGGCCCCCGACGCGCTGATAAAATACTGGGATGTCAGTGTAAAAGTAGCTAGGTTAATTCCGCCCTGAGTTAAAGTTAGGGTTCTGCCTGACAGGAAATTGCCAGCGAGGGTGACTGTTATGCCGCTGGTATTTATGGTTATAGGCGACAAAATACCAGTTGGCGCGTTAATCGTGGACGTGCCTGTTATAGACAGAGCGCCCGTGTTGGTCCAGTCGTAGGTGGTGCCTGACGGTATCGATATGGCCGCACCACTACCCCCGTTCAACGTCCAAGCAGTTGACCCTGATATCGTCACAACGCCATTGGTCCGGGTGATCTCGATGCCCTGAATAGTAGCCGTGGCAGTGCGGTTGACCGTGAACGCACCGGTGCCTGAGTTGTTGTCAAAGACAGCGACATCAGAAGTGCCGGGTGCTGTTGTAGGGCTGGCAGGGCTGTTACCACTATTAAGCGACCAGTTGGTACCCGCAGTACTCCAAGTGCCAGCGCCATTATACCAAAACTTACGTGCCATCAGGCGTCTTCCTCGATGCCGTTGGCGTGGAACGACACGTCGGCGGTGCCAGCATACACCCGGATCACGTCGGTAGCCTTGGCCACGAAGTTGAACGTGGATTGGGACGCATTGGCCGCGAGGGCGAAGTCGTACAGCATGTACTGCGCATTTGCGATGCTCGCGCCGCTGGGCGACAGGGCGACCCTGACGGTAGTCGCGGTGCCCCGGTTGCAGATAAGCACTGTGATCGAGGCCCTGCGAGCGGCGGGCACGGTGTAGAGCGTGGTCAGCGTGGTTGCTGCGGGGGCCACCTGCCCCAAATCACCCCAAAGATCAGCCGCCATAAATAAATCTCCCCTTGGCAATCGTGATGATACCGAGGTTCTTCTGGGCATCCGCCAGTGTGGTTGCCCCCGTGCCGCCGCTTGCGATGGGCAAGTTGCCCGTAGCGTCCTCGACGACAGCTCGGTCTGCCGGGTACGTCACGAACACGGTGGATGTGCCTGTGAGGTTGATCGCGGAACCAGCGTTACTGGAGGCGAGGATCGTGGTGCGTGCGAGGGTTGGGCCCGTCGTTGAGTACGTACCGATCCCCACTTCCCACGCCGCCCCGCTGGTGACCGCATAGTAGGTCGTGTTGGTGTTCCCTATCACCGCAAACGACTGAAAACCACTAACAGCACCGGCAAGCGTGATCGTGCCGGTACCACTGGTGGTCGTCGTTTCCTGTACGCGGTCAGCGAGAACCAGAGCCATGGGACATTACCTTTTACTGCGCTTGGACCTTACCGACCATGCGGCGACAATGGTAGCCAAAGCAGCGGCGAGGGCCGCAGCCGATTCAGGGTCCACCCAACCACGGGCTACAGCAAAGCCACCAAACACACCGAGAAAAGCGCGGGCTACACCGTAGATTTCGTCTTTGTCCATCTTATTTCCCCTTCGGATAAACCTTCCAAGGCAGTTCCCAATGCGGGCCATCCTTGAAGGTGCGCCAGTCACCACCCCACTGGATGGGGACGTTCTCGGCCTTCGCCGCGTCCTTCACGACGGCGGCAAGTTGATGGTAGAGCGGCCAGTCCCAACGTACAGTCCCACCGATCATGGGAGCCAGATCGACCGCATGCCCGGTCAGGTGGCGAGAGTTCATCGTCTTGGTCGCACCAGCAGCCATAAGCTGCTTCTGCCGGTCGAGCGTGCGCAGACCCTCCAACACCGTGAAGTCGAGCGACGACATGGCCGCAGCCTTCTTGACGACGCGCACCAGATCGGGGTGGACCCCTTCGAGCCGCGAGAGCGAGCGTTGACCTAGCACGATAGCCATTACATCAGGTTCCTAAGCTTGTAGGTGGTGGTGAGGTACACACCGGTCACGCCGTCTACCAGATTGGCGACCGCACGGTTACCCCTACAAATCTTCTCGTGGTTCTTCTCGATCCACTCCGCGTCCTCGACGAGGATCATCAGGATATCCTCAGCCTTGGTCTTGGGGACAGGTACGGTACCCACCAGCTCGAACGCACCCTGATACGCCTCTACCAGCGTATCGATAGCGTCGATCACCTTATCGTAGAACTCACCGAGCGCCTGATGCCGCGCATAGCCACCTACACCCTCGGCACGCCAGTGCTCGAAGTGGGCCACATTACGGGCATAAAAGACGCGGGCGATGAGTTCTTCGATCATTAGGCGATCCGGATAATAGCGTCTGCGCTGGTAGCTGCAGGAAAGATGATGGTGAAATCGCCTGCCGTGGCTGTCTTATCCGAGCCAAAATCCAGCACGCACACTGCCGGGTTCGTCAGGGTACCACCCGCGTTGGAAAGCGCCGATGGCGTCGTATTGTAGATCAGCGCACCGGCAGCCGTGAGCGACACGTTAGAAAAGGTCAGGTCCGAGAAGTCCGTTAGACCGGTAGTTCCCGAAGTGACGGCACCGCCGAGATTGGTCAGCTGGGCACCGCCAGCAGTGTAGTTCGTACCGGTAGTTTCGTTGGACGTGGTGTAGGCGGTTGTAGCGGCACCAAGGTTAGCCGACGAAGTGTAGAGCGCGAGCTTGAACGTATCGCCAGAGGTAGCGCGAAAATCATGCACACCGAGCAAAATCTCGGCCTTGAAGCTGGTGCACATTGCTTGTGAAATCGGCATTACGGCCTCCTTATGCGTCGAGGATCGAGATGAGCTCCGGATGTCCCGCCTGCCGGAACTTGTTCATCAGAGTAACGTTATGCGAACGCACTACCTCGTGCATATAGTAGACCAACACGTTGCGGATGCTGTCTTTGAAGGCTTCCGCCTGCTCGCGTATCGCAGGGTGCGCGCTACTGCCGACATGAATGATCTTGTCGAGGGCGCGTTCAGCGATTTCCTCAGGCGTGAAGCCACGGCCCTCAGTGGCCATGACCATAACGCTCCCGACATTGCCTGTTGCTAGATCAAACATATCACCTCCCGAGATAGGTTATAGCGGCGCTAAGCCTATCCCTATCGTCCTTGAAGTGCCCAAGCCCTAGGTTGCACCCATTACAGAGCAATCCACGTACTTCACTAGTAGCATGGCAATGATCTACATGGAAGTAGGGGCTGCTGCGCCCCGGATCACACGTGCCGCATATGGCACAAACACCCCCCTGCGATGCAAGGAGTGCTTCGTAGTCTTCATGGGTAATCCCAAATTGAGTACGCAGGTAAGACTGACGTTTACGCATAAACTCACGTTCGGGGGCTTCTCGTTTACGTTTTCTACGGAGTTCCGATGCACGCTCGCGGTTCTCCGGACGTCGCATGCGCTTGTATTCCCGGAACTTATCTAGGTTAGCGCGTCGGTAACTCTTAAATACTACTGAGCAGCAATCTTTACATCGTGCCTGCAGCTTACCCCGCGCCTTGTCACGGTAGGAGAAAGCACTTATAGGTTTGGCGGTATGACACATACTGCATGTATGCTGCCCATTTTCATAAGTGGTGGTGGGGCGTTCCATACTACTTTACCGGGTACCTTATTTGGCCCGAACGGTAGAGGTCTTGACGGTTCTTACCTTCACCCAGCTGCTTGAGCATCATCATCGCATAGTCGTACCGCTTCTGGTAGGAAGCCATGACGTCCTGCTCGCCCTTCATGAAGGTATAGGCCTCAAGTATGGAGCCGTAAAGCAGGGCGCTGTCGAAGTTATCGCCCAACCACGTCGTGCCAGCGGTCACAATCGACTCTGGGTAGTAGAAATAGTGGAGCTCTACATCATAGTTAGCATCCGGCGTAGGGCCAAGGATGAATGAGTTCTGGTCAAAGTAGGCGTAGCAGTAGGGGAGCCCGGTGTCGTTTGGGTTAGGGTAGGACTGCCGGATGAAGTTGACATCCTTGTTGAGCAGATACTCGTAGTTCCCATCACCATCGACGACGGCAATCGAGAAGGTCGAGAGCCAATCAGTCGGCACCGAAAGATACTTGTTCAACGCTGTGCAGTTACCGGTAACGTTCTTACGCAGGTCCAGCAGTTGGACCTCGTTGAAGATACGCTGCTCAGCCTGTTGGATGAACGTGTTGACCTGCTCGGTAGAAGTGAGCGTAACTGTCCCAGCCCCCGCAGGATCGGTCCACGAGGTGTCGGGGAAATCGTCTTCGACGTATCCCTTAACGGTCTCGAACAGCTGCGCGTAGTCCATCAGCCCATCTTCTTGCTATGCCCGGTACCCTTGGTAGCCGCACCCGTGCCGCGCGTCTTCTGCGTCTGGGTGTTAGCGACCTTGTTAGGGTAGCCGTTGTTGCCCATAGGGTCCGAGTACGACTTAGGTTGGCCGTACTTACCGATGTCCTTGGTGTGCTCAGCCATTCTTGTTGACCTTCCCCATGTCCTTCGTGGGCTTCTTACCCGACTTCTGGTTGGCAATCTTGGCGAGATTACGCCCCATCTTCTTCATCTGCGAGTTGGTCTTACCGCCCTTGGCCATGTCAATTCTCCTCGGTCTGTACGGCTACAGAGCCTACACTACCCGTAGCCAATAGCGTATTTACCAGCCCAGATAAACCCAGAGGATTATTGAGCCCTACAGGGTTCCACCCCCACTGGATTACACGACTACCCCCTGACGGAGTACCGAAGGCGAGCACGTTGTCGTTGGGCACTTCGCCCTGCGTCTCTTCCTTCAGGCCAGTAAGCCCACCCTGCAGGTACGTCGTATCCGGGCGCGGATTGCGAAGCGCCTGAGGATCATCAACCGGGTACATACCGAGCTGCAGCTGCGGCTGATCGGGCTCCCAGCACGTGGGGCACACGAGGATGTTGACGTTCTTCGTCTTGATGACGAGCTGCTTAAGCTCCTTGAGCTTGTAGCGAAACCCGCAGCGATCACACTGCGAGATTGCCCACTTACCAGAGGCAAACCGGTTAGGCACGGATCACCTGAAGTACTGGCGCGGAGCGATCCGCAGCGCAGCCTTTTCACGGTCCTCATCAGCAGCTTGGTCCCACGCCTCTTCGTACATGGCCTTGAGCATCTCTACGCGCGGAAGAGCTTCGGGTATCTTCATAGACAGGTGGTACGCCAGACCGGCCACCATGCACGGCAGGAAACGGAACGGGATGTCCTGCGTGGTCACACCGGTGCCCCCGTCCTGAATGCGACGGAGTCGCCAGTAGACGAACGTGTAGTAGTTGGACTGCTCCGGCGCAGGCCACACATTGATCTGCGGGTTCTCGACACCTGTGGGGTAGGTCGCGCCAGACTGGCGGTTGATCCACACCTGAATGGGGCGACCCTGAGCGTTCTTGTTCGGGATCGTGGCGTAGGTATCGACGCTAATCCGGTTGATGTTGATGTCCGTCTGACCCTGCCCGGTCTGGGTGCGGATGACGTGCTCCAGCAGATCAATCGTGTCGATAGGCAGATCATACGTGATCTGACCCTGCACCATCGGGATACTACCCTGCTCAATCGTCCAGAGGTTGATACCCCGGTTGGCCCACTCGATGGTCAGCAGGTTGAGGCTGCGGCGAGCAGTGCGGAAGTCGTAACCGGTCCTGAGCTCAGCACCGCAGCGCTCGAACGCCTCCTCAACCAGCTCGTTGAGGTTAAGATTGAACGAGGTGGTGCCGGTCGTGGTCATCTATAACTCGCTGTCTTCTTGGCTATGGACTTAGGCTGCTTGACGAACTGCTTGCCCGCCTTGGTGCCTTCGCGCTTAGCCTTAGTTGTAGCAGCATATTCAGACGATGTCAGGGCCTGCCGCGCCTTCTTGGGGAGGTAGCGCTCACCGGTAGCCTTAGCCCCCTGTGTAGACGGCTTACCCGACTTGGTACCCCAGTCCTCCTGCGTCCACTTGGACAGGGATTTCTGCGCTTCAGTCTTGGGGCCGCTGTAGCCGCCCCCAGACTTCTTGTACCGCTGAGTCGCAAGTTGGGCCTTGCGAGCGGACCATTGACCGGGCTTCCCGCCTTTGTCGCTAGCCTTCACGCTGGCGACAATGCGCTTCCACTTAGGTTCGTCCGTCCGCGCCACTTACTTCCCTTTCTTGAACCCCTTCAGCACCTGCGCAAAGCGCGCACGCTGACCGAGCTTGCCGGGGGCCTTAGCAGCCTTGGCGAGCTTCTTCGCCGGGATCGGCTCACCCTTCTTCGCACCGAGGGAGGCACGCAGAGCGCCGGGCTTCTTGATGGCGTCCTTGATCCAGCCGCCCTTGGCCATGGCCTTCTTCGGCATCTTGGACTTCTTCATGTCCCCCATACCGCGAGACGGGCGCATCAGCACATACCCCCACGCTTCATGGTGACCTTCTTGGCCTTGGTCTTACCCTTCTTGGCGATACCATCAGCCGACTTGTGGCCACCAACGAGCCCGCCAGACTTGTAGCCCATCTTACCCATAGCGCCGAGCTTAGGCTTAGTTGCCGGGGTTTCCTTCTTCTTCGGGATCGGCTCGTAGGGCGTACGGTTACCACGAGCCACGATGTCCTTGTCGCTACCTAGGACAGCGCGGTAGGTGTCGATAGGCTTGCGCTTCGACTCCATGAGCGGCTTGTTCTTCTTGTCGGGCATGTCGTGTTCCTTCCTTACGCCTTGGTCTTACCGCGCACGGCGCAACCGTCGATGGAGCCGCCCTTC